ATGCCCTATTTTTACTCCGACAGACACCCAGACTGTGATGGTTGGGCGCTATTGAAAGAGGATGGCGCTCTTGAGTTTTGCCATCCCAATCGACAGGCTGCCATTGATCACATGATTGCCATTTCTTTGGCAGAAGAGTTGGAGCCTGGTGGAGAGTATGAGGGAGACACCTTCAGGAGCTTGGAGCTAAGACTGGAGTCAGGTGACCCAGCAATCATTCTTGATATAGATAACACCCTATTTTTTGATGAGGAATTCAATCAGGAAGTGTATGACTATGCACTGACCTTCCCAGATGCTCTGATTTATATTGTGACAGCTCGAGATGAGAACCAGCGAGAGAGAACAGTCCAGGAGCTTGAGGATGCTGGGGTTGGCTACACAGAACTAATCATGAAGCCCTCCAGGGATGATGACTCAAACGAATTCAAAAAAGCAACAGCTGAAAGACTTTTGGAGACCCTCAATGTGATGGTTGCTGTGGATGATTCCTCAGCGGCTCGAGAAGCTTATGCATCTTTGGGCATCCTGGCAATTCACCCCGATGAGACCCCTGCCACAGAGGACAGAGCAGCTCTTGGAGGGGACAAATACACCACTGAGGCAGAAGCACTAGCAAGAGCAGAACAAATCGGCTGTGAAGGCACTCACAGCATGACAGAGGATGGTGAGGAAATCTTCATGCCCTGCTCAACTCATGCAGCTTATGAGGCAGCAACAGGAGCGGAAGGTTACAGGGCTGAGCATGACCAGGGAGCATCAACTCCTGCCCCACCTGAAGATCAGATTGAGGGCAGCGATGAAAATGAGCCAGGTTCTGCATCTGGAGCTGGTGGAGATGTCGAGGTTTCTGAGAGAACTGAAAAAGCTCTGAGGAATAAGGTCAAAGAGCATAATGAAGCGATGGCTGAGGATGACAGACCAGATTGGACTCGAGTCACCCTGGGACAGCTCAAAGCGGTTTACAGAAGAGGGGCAGGGGCTTATTCAGTTTCACATCGCCCAGGAGTCTCGAGAGCAGCATGGGCAATGGCTAGGGTCAATGCTTATTTGTATTTGTTGAGAAATGGTGAGCCAGAATCTGCAAACTATGTGACAGATAATGACCTGCTCCCAGAGGATCACCCAAAGTCCACCAGAAGCATTGAGATTGAAGAGCAAAGGGATGTTGACCTGACACCCCCTGCATATATGAGAGCAGCCGCCAGGAGAGGGCTGGAGCTTTATGAAGAGGGTCTCGCTGGTGATGGTGTAACAGAGCAGACAATCAGAGAAGCCAGGGCAATGAGTCGAGGAAATGTTTCGGTTTCCAAATGGAACAGAATCGCTCCCTGGATTGCTAGGCACATGACTGACCTGGATGCAGAACAGAACCAACCAGGTGGGGAAGGGTTCCCAGGAGCAGGAGCTGTTGCCTTTTATCTATGGGGAGCAGTCCCAACTAAGCGAGGCGCTGAGAGAGTTCAGAGTTATGCTGAGGGGATTGTGGATAGAATAGAGAGAGAAACAGAGGGAAGAGTTAGAGGCGAAATGGCTAAAAAGTTTGAAACCCGAACTGTCGAGACAGATTTTGAAATCAGGCAGGAGGGAGACTCAATGACATTCAGTGGTTATGCTGCTTTGTTTGATTCCCCTTCACACCCACTGCCCTTCACAGAGAGAATCAAGCCAGGCGCTTTCACTCGATCACTGAAGAGCAGAAATAATGTTTTCATGTTCTACAACCATGACAGCTCAGAGATTTTGGCATCAACCAGGGCTGGAACATTGCGCTTGGAGGAAGATGCTCGAGGTCTAAGAGTTGAGGCTGATATCGCTCCGACTTCTCGAGGAAAGGATGTTTCAACCCTCATCAAGAGAGGTGACCTTTATGGAATGTCTTTTGGTTTTTCAGTTCCCACTGGAGGCGATGAATGGAATTCTGATGGCACTGAGAGAACCCTCAACAGCGTAAGACTTGGAGAGGTCTCAATCGTTGGAAGCCCTGCATATCCTCAGACAGAGGGAACAGTGGCAGTCAGAGGGCTGGACAAATTGGCTTTGAGAGCAGATGTGGATGCTGATGCATTGGCAGATGCTCTGGTCAAGCTCGAGACTGGTGAGACAATCAGCGACAGCGACAAAGAAATTTTGAACTCAGTTATCTCAACCCTCTCTCCAGAGGCTGAGGAAAAAGAGGCTGAGGAGCTGACCGATAAAGATATGCTGGAGCTAAAGAAAAAGAAACTAGCTCTAATGATGAAAGAGATGGCATGACAAAAGACCAAATCAAAAAATGCATGCTGGATGCTGTGGGCAATCCAGTCAATGGTGTAGTTGCAGAATCAGCTGAGGCAATGGCTCAGGCTGTTTATGACTGCCTAAACCCCGAAACTAAAAAGACCGCTAAGGTCGAAAAAGAAACCCGAATTGTAGAGCCTGAAGAGACTAGGTAGCGGTTTCTTACCCCTTCAGCTTTATCCTTTCAGCTGGAGGGGTTCTTTACTGAGTAAAGGAATGCAAACTTCAGAGGCACATCAAAAAACAATTCGCCCTCTGTGAACTTAGTGTCCTTTTGCACAAACCCACAGAGCTTCAATGTCTCAGCGGTGACAGCATAGAAATGCTGAAAGTCAGATGCGAACACTAAAAAGATTGTGTTTGGTTTGGCAAACTTAGCTTTCCTCTCAGGAAGCTGAAGAGTCTTATAGGGGAAATCCCCAGTCCAGGATGCTCTGACCTCAACCTCAACATCCCAATGGGCATCACCTTTTGTTGCTATGAGATCAATCCCATATTTGTCAGGGTTATCCCTAACAGTCCAGCCCTCTTCAGTCAGCCATTCTTTGGCTACCTCTCGAGCAGCTTCATCATATTTATCAAAAAGTTCCTTGCTGAATTTCTTCATATCTTTATCCTAAACCTTCATGTGGAACTTGAGGGGTAAAATGGAAGGGTGGTTTGTGTCAGCACATTCCCATAAGAGTCTGAGTTAGCTCGACTAAAAACAAAGCAAACAACTTAGGAGATATCAAGATGAGTGAATTCATCAAAGCTCAGCAAGAGGTTAGAGCTAACCTTTTTGAGCAAATCAAGGATGTCATCACTAGCGCTGAAGCTGAGGGTCGAGGACTAGACTCAGCAGAACTAGAGAAGATTGACCGAATTGAAAAAGACATCGAGGCTGCTGAGCGTAGCATCGAGACCGCTGAGAAGGCAGAATCAAGAGCAGTTGAGGCATCAGCCGCTGCAAAGGGTTTTGTTCCAGCGGAACCAGCAAGCGACAATGACACATTGAGAAGCTTGCTAAAGGGTGAGACCAGAAATGCAAACTTTGAGATGCGAACAATCGTTTCCAGCGATAGTTTGGTCGATCGCGGTTTTGCAGATTCTATCTATCTAAAAATGCGGGAAGTCGGACCACTTCTAAACACCTCAGAGGTCATAACAACCAACACCTCAGAGGACATTGTGTTCCCGACTTTCGGAACCTTTACCCAGCCAGCACTGAGAACAGAAGGTTCAGCTCTTCCAGAGAGCCAGCCAAGCTTCTCAAACATCACACTTGGAGCATTCAAGTATGGTGCTTTGATTCCTGTCAGCAACACATTGCTCCAGGACTCATCTCTGAGTATTCAGAACATCATTGCTGACCAGGCAGCCAATGCACTTGCATTCCAGCTCAACCTAGACCACACCACTGGTGCTGGTGGAGGCACTGTTCCAACTGGAATTGTTACCGCTGCAACTGACTCAAGCATCACTGGTGCAGCAGCTACCATTTCAGCTGATGAAACCATTCAAATGATTTACTCAGTTGACCAGGGTTATAGGAATGCAAACGCTGGATTCATGGCAGCCACAAACATGGCTAGAGACCTAAGGCTCCTAAAGGATGGCGATAACCGCTTCCTATACGAGATCAGGGTTGGAGAGCCAGACCAGGTTGCTGGTTACCGCCTTGTAGAAAACCGCCACATGGCATATGGAGACAGCGAAAAGAGTTTGCTATTTGGCGATCTCAGCCAATATAAAATTCGATTTGCAGGCGGAATCGATGTAGCAAGTTCCGCTGAATATGCCTTCAACGAGGATGTCACCACCATTAGGGTGATGGCAAAAGCCGATGGTAACCTCGCTCAAGGTGAGGCAGTTCGCTTCTACACCCAGGGAACCGCTGCATAAGTAGCCCCAAACTAAAAGCTAGAAACCCCCAGTTCGGAGATTGGCTGGGGGTTTCTTCTTTTGTATAGTTATCCCATGACAGTCTCTAAATATGAACAAATAAATGGCGATGTTTTGATTTACTCAAACAGCCCAATATCTCCCAGCGGTTATGGGAGGCAGACAGCCCAGCTGGTCGAGAAGATGAAGCGGCATGGAATCAATGTTGCTGTCTCTTGCAACTTTGGTCAACAGGGTGACTTTGGAACCTATAAGACCAAACATGGCGATGTGACCCTCTACCCTCAGGGATATGTTGGATATTCCCAAGAGATGATTGCCCCTAACTTCCAGCACTTCACCAGAGACTCTGACAGACCTGGCATGGTGTTGACCCTTTTTGACACATGGATTTTGAATGACCAGAGAGACCTGGACAAACTAAACATCCACTCCTGGACTCCTGTTGATCACACATTCCTGGTTGAAGGTGTCAGGCAGTGGCTGACCAAAGATAATGTCAAGCCGATTGCTATGAGTCCAGATGGACAGCAACAAATGAAACAGATGGGAATTGAGGCTCCCTATATTCCTCACACCATCGATGCCACAATCTACAAACCAGGTCAGAAGATTGATGGTGGAACAGGTCGAGAGTTTCTAAAGGTTCCAGAGGATGCCTATGTCTTTGGAATGGTGAGCGCTAACAAAGCAAACAAATACATTCACAGGAAAGCATTTGCTGAGGCAATCATGGCATTCAGCTTCCATGTGAAAGAGAACCCAAACTCCTATCTCTACATTCACTCTGAGTGGTCAGCTGCCACTGGAGGATTTGACCTCATGAGACTTCTGAAGATTCATGGAGTTCCCCTGGACAATGTTCGCTTCCCAGATAACCTCCGATTTAGATATGGGTTTACCGATAAAGAGATGGCAGCAATCTATGAGGGCATTGATTGTCTGTTTGCTCCTAGCTATGGAGAGGGCTTCATGGTTCCACTGATTGAAGCTCAATCTCTAGGCTGTCGGGTTATCACTGTGAACTACACAGCTCCAAAGGATTTGGTTGGAGAGGATTCAATCAAGGTCGATGGACAGCCTCTGTGGGATGAGATTCTTGGAAGCTTTTTCATGGTTCCCAGTGTTGCTCAACTCACCAAAGCTCTGAATGAAATGGCACAAACAAAGGGCAGGTCAAAAGCAAACATGGAGTTTGCAAAGCAGTTCAACATTGAGACTGTCTGGAGAGATAAATGGATGCCATATTTGAAAGAGCATCTCAAGTGATTCCAGTCTTAGGATTTGCCACTTTGTCCAAATTTGATTTGGCTGAGAGACTCCTCGACTCTATCGATTACCCAGTGGAACATCTGGTTATAGTCAACAACTCAGGCAGGAAATCCTGGACACCAGAGAAGCCTGACCTGGTGGAGAACCTGTGGCACATTGAGGTTCCTTTTGGTCTTGGGGCAAATGGAGCCTGGAATCTGATTATCAAATCGACTCCTCATGCTCCCTATTGGGTTCTGCCAAATGATGACAGCTATTTTGAGCCAGGAGCCTTGCAGGTTATTGCAGAAAATGTTGATCCTGAGGCATTTAACTTTTTAGACATTCAGCCCAAGTGGAGCGCTGTTGTTCCAGGAGAGGGAGCCATTAGGGAAGCTGGTTTGTGGGATGAGGTTTTTCATCCTATTTATTTTGATGATAATGACATGGAGAGAAGATTGGTTCGAACAGGTGTTCGAATAAACAAAATCCCTGCAAAGGTTCATCATGACAACAGTTCAACTCTCAAAGATGGATATCAATCAAAAAACCAAACAACCTTTGGGGTGAATCAGAGAACCCTTCAAAGAAAAATAGATTCAGACTTTTATGGAGTTCTGGGCTGGGATCTAAAAGTCAGGAGAGATAACTCATGGGACTAAGGCTTTACACTGGGGGAACTTTTGATTTGTTCCATGCTGGTCATGTCAAATTTCTAAAGAGATGCTCAGAGATTGCAGATGAGGTCATAGTCAGCCTGAACACCGATGAATTCATCTCAGCCTATAAAGGCAAACCCCCAATCATCAACTACATGGACAGGAAGGATGTTCTAATCTCCTGCAAATATGTTGACAGGGTTATCCCAAACATGGGAGGAGCTGACAGCAAAAAGGCGATTGAATACTCTCAGCCAGACATCATTGCCATTGGTTCTGATTGGGCTAGAAAAGATTATTATCAGCAAATGCAATTCAGCCAGGATTGGCTGGATGAAAAAAACATCTCCCTGATTTATGTCCCCTATACACCAGGTATAAGTTCGACAGAAATCAAGAAACGACTCTCAGGGTAGAATGTTAGCGAGGAGTTTTTTATGGCAATCACCAATGGCTACATAACTTTGAGCCTTTTGAAATCAGCGCTCTCAATCAATGATGAGCAGGATGATGAGTTTCTGGAACTAGCAATCAATGCAGCTTCCCGACAGATTGATCAGATGTGTGAGAGGCAATTCTTTAGCACCACTGAAACCAGGGTCTTTGCGCCCAGGGATTCTTTCATCTGTGAGATTGATGACCTAACCGCTATCACATCTCTAAAGACCTCAAGCAGCGCCGATGGTGTTTTTGATATCACCTGGGCTGCTAAGGATTACCAGCTCGAACCCCTCAATTCTTTGGCTGGTGGCATTCCATCCCCAGCGACTCAAATCAGAGCTGTTGATGAATATCTGTTCCCAACCGATAATGAAGAGGCAACAGTTCAAATCACTGGAACATTTGGATTCACTCCAGTTCCCGACCAGATTCAGCAAGCATGTTTGATTCTTTCAGCCAGGTTGCAAGAGAGAAGATTTAGCCCTCTAGGTGTTGCAGGATTCAATGACATCGGAGCTGTGGCACTCAAGAATTATGATGCCGATGTTCTGACACTAATCTCACCATTCAAGAAAATGAGATTTGCCTGATGTCAATAACCGCAATCAGGGATGGGCTGGAAGCTAACCTGGAGACCATTTCAGGGCTGAGGGGTTACTCAGAGATTCCAGAGAACCCAAGCATCCCTGCCGCTGTGGTCACACTGGACACAATCGAATATGACCAGGCATTCCAGAAGGGTTTGGTTCTGTATAACTTCAGCATCTCTGTCATAGTTGGAAGATTCAATGCTCGCTCAACTCAACAGAAGCTGAATGATTATGCAGACAATACTGGAAGCGACTCAATCAAAACAGCCATCGAGAGTGACAAATCTCTTGGAGGTTCTGCCTTTGATGTTGTTGTTACTTCAATGACTGGCATTAGTAATATAGACTTGAATGACGGAAACAATTACATAGGCATGGATTTTTCTGTGACTGTTTACGCTAACTAGAGGAGAAAAAATTGGCAAAATTTGTCACCACTGATTATCAGTTCACATTGGACAGCAATGACCTAAGCACATCAGCTGCCGCAATCACACTTGAGATCACTGTCGAGGAGCAGGAGACTACCGCATTTGGTAATTCATCCAGGACTCGCATTGGTGGTCTAAGAGATGCATCACTATCAATCGACTTCCACCAGGATTTCGGAGCAGGTGGCATCGATTCAATTCTGGAGCCACTTTTGGGCAGTGTAGTCCCATTCAGCATCCAGCCAACATCAGAGGCTATTTCAGCAACTAACCCAAGCTACTCAGGTTCAGTTCTAATCACTAGCTACTCACCATTTGCAAACTCCGTTGGAGATTTGGCGAGCTTTAGTGTTACCCTGCCTGTGTCGGGTGATATAACTCGAGGCACTGCCTAAAAAGTAAGGAAAGCAAAATGCAAATCAATCTCCATATAACATTCACAGATGAAACTGAAAAAGACATTCAGGCTATTGCAGCAGACTTAGTGGCTTTTGAAACTAAGTTTGATTTGAGTATTGCCAGGTTGCAGAATGAGGTCAAGCTGACTCATCTCCTCTTCCTGGCTCACTCAGCTGAAAAGCGAACCAAGTCAACCACTCTGGAATTTGAGGCATGGACTGGAACTGTCGCATCAATCGAGGCAACTGACCCAAAAAAATAGTTGGGTTGGGTGACCAGTCTCAGCATTGGTATGTTGCTTGGATAGCATGCGAAACAGGAATCAGCCCAAATGAACTCCTCAATCTGGAACCCAGGATGCTTTGGACACTGGGGAGATATTTGACTTGGAAGAGTCAACAGATGGAAAACTCTAGGCGTAAGAGATAGCCCCCTCCCAGGAGGGGGTTTTTCCTTTCAGGGGTAAACTAGAGGAGTAGAGGAGAGCCATGTTCACTATTGCCAAAAATGTTGAGGTTGAAGGATTGAAAGAAACAATCCGACAGGTCAACAAAGTGGACAAGCTGGCAGTCAAAGCTTTGAGAACTGAAATCAAAGCAGCCCTGATTCCAACAGCTAAAAGCATCGCCTCAAAGATTCCAACCAGAGCGCCCCTGTCTGGATTCAACAGAGGTCGATTGCAATGGACTGGAGCCAGGGCTGGTGTCTCATTCACACCTGGAACCATTAGGAAGGGCAAAGATGTCCATCCCCTGGTGAGCATCACCATGAC